GCGAACGAGACTGAGCCAAGGAAGCCAACTTTTGGTTGATACCTTGGTCAGTAAGGATAATCCCGTGATGGGACAACCTCTTTCGTATATAAGAACCGAAACCCTTCTGATAGAGGCCGTTTAAAAGCGGCTCAATACATATCGGGCGATCGGTCTTAGCGTCTTTAGGGACGAAGGTTAACTGACTACCAGGAATTAACGTAACGTTATGGGTCCCTTCCGGAACCCACCCTGGAAACTCGGCAAGAAATTCGCCGAGTCTGTCAGCTAAGGCATAGGTGCACTCAAAGGCACTTGTGACCTTTTGTAACACGGAGGTATCCCCCCGTACCCCGTACGCGGCGCCCGGCCCGAAGCCGAACTCTAAGCGGTCCCAAGACGGAACGATGCCAAGGATGTCAGAGATTTTCCGAGAAGCGGTAGAAATTACACGCTCGACGCGGCTATCAAGGTGATAGCCGTTCTCTCTCATCCTCCAGCGAACATTCGTCTTGAGGCACTCATGTTCGGCCCAATCAAACTTCGACTTTGCCACAGAGCGAGTGTCCACACCGGTGTTCAGATGCGGATACTTACTCAATAGCTTAATCGCCTGGTAATCCAGATAAAAGTCGATGGGGTCGGTATAGTCCGAAGGCTGTATGGCTTTCTCGGTTAAACTCTTCGGCGACGCAGCAAGAAGCTGCGAGCAGGAGAGCGCGACCGGTGTGCCGATGGCCTCAAGGACTTTGTGCGCGTACGTTAGTGCGTCAAGGTTCAACCGAACCTTGTGTGCTGCTTGGATGCTCATAGCAGTTTCCCTCAAAAACCCAGGAACGACCGTTAGTACGGCAGTTCGAACTTCTCAAAAGCGTCGGTGGTGAACGAATTCGCCAGCGCGTTTTTGACGAAGGCAAGCAGGTCCTTACGGTCCTGCAACAAGCACCGCTCTGGCATGGTAGCGATCACCTCAATTACGGGGCGATAACTGACAGTTGGAGCGGGGGCAAAGCCCGAGACGACCATTTGGACGTCTTCTAGCTTGGGTGTCTCGATCTTGATCGAGAGCTTGAGGTTGCGGGAAGCACCTTTGGTGTTACCGCTGGGTCGCGTCAGGGCGTACGTCAGCTTGTTAAAGCCGACATACGACCCTGCGGAGCGATCCTCCAAGACAGCGAAATCCGCTTGGGTCTTCGCAGGTGCGAAGGTGTGAGCGACAGGGGTCACCTGTCCGTCATTAATGACGATGTTAGCGATAGCTGCCATTGTAGCAACTCCTTGAGGTTGCGCTCGAAAGAGCATTGATGATCGACGTGACGATGAAGTCACGCCGTGCGGTTCCTACTTATATAGTTTGTCGCGAAACGCGCCATACAGTAGGGCCATACCAGATGCCAGCTGATGATTAGTCAAACTGATGTCTGGGACGATCACGTTGTAACGAGGAAGCGAGTCGAGTACTCGTCGGTCCTTTAGGGACTCGACACTCGCGGCAATGGTTTGCCATCCCGGGATGTTTGTACGGCTTGTGGCCGTACCGTCAGAACGACAGGACATCCACCCATCCACGAAATCAATCCCCTGTGGGGGATTGACACCGCGGAGTGTCTCGCCGATTGGTAGAAACCAGTCGGC